ATTACACTATTCTCTTCAATTTCAAAACCAACGCCAATACCAGAAGCGACAGAACCTCCATGATTAAGAGTAATTAATTTATCTGTTACATAACTATTAACCTGTAACTCATAAATTGCAGTACCTAAAAAATTATGGATTGTAGAAGCATTACCGTAATTAATCACATTCGCATTTGTTGCGCCTATATTTAAAATGTCTATGCCTGCTGTTGCTGTTGTGTCAATACCAATGCCAGAAACAAAATATGCACCGCCATTTGTAAACTCGTTTATAGGTGAATTAAAAACATTTTTAACTGAATGAAATATATCATTTGAAAATTCTTTTGCCTTTATAAAGGCAGTATAACCAACACCTACATTATAAAAATTTAAAGATGATTCATTCGCATCATTACTCTGAAAAGAATAAATTGGTCCATTAGTCCATTGTGAAATTACATCTCCATCTTCAACTACAATTGACGAATTTCCATCATTGCTAATCGCATTAAATGAACCATTAATGCTAGTTTCACTATTAATATTTACATTTGTACCATTATCTGTTATATTACTATCTACAATAGTATCACTTGAAGTAGCTTTAGGTATTGTATTTGTTGTTAATCCAGATAAACCAGTGCCAGCATTTGCATAAGGCAAACTATTCCATGCCGTAACACCATCACCTATCTTAAATTTTGGAGCAGTTGTTAACCCATCAGTTTCTACACCATGCTGTTTTGTCTCTAAAATAGGATTTGAAGTAGTAAAATTTGTGGCTGTATCGTAAATACAAGCTACATAATTATTAGCCATTTCAATTAAAACATCTCTAGTTCCAGAAGCCGTTGTTCTACGGCCACCAGTTAATATAAATGTTGATATTTTACTTAATATTGTTGCTCGTCCCATAATTATACACCTTCATAAAAATATCCAGAATCTGATTCATCTAATAAAACGGTAGTTTGATAACCAGCGATTAAATTAGGTACAATAAATTTATTTGATTCATTACATACGACATTTACGGTTAATCTTCCCATACACGTATTAATTGCATCTGATTGACTTATTTGTCCAATATTTATTTCGCTATTATAAACTCTTGAAATTGATGGAGCTGTTAATCCTAATGTTTTATAAATTGGATCAGCTAAAATATATCTGCATAATCCTAATAACTTTTGGCATCGTAAAGCAGCTATTTTATCCCCAGGATTAGTAGCAGTTGTTTTTGCACTCGTGTAAACATCAATATGATAAACATCTAAACCATCTTCACTACCTTGCGATTTATTACTAAAGCTTGTATTTGCATAATAAACAACAACGCAAGGTAAATCAATTTTATCAATTGGATTTGCAATTTCAGTATGTACCGTAACTAAATCTAAATAAGCCTCATAACTCAATTGAGCCTGAGTATCTATTTCAATATCTAGAATTTCAGCAATGCGATCTCGTACTACTTCAAATCCTTGTTTTGGCACTACATTAGTTATTGTCATAATCTTCTAAAATGCAAACAATTAATCCAATAGTTTCATCAGGAAACCATTGTTGAACAATATATTCTTTTACTATCCCTGTACTATCTTTTACGCTAACTCTATAATTAGTTAATGCAACCTCTTCATTTGAATTTCTACAATTTAAAAAAGTTTCACTAAAAGCTATTGACGCTTTTTTAGAATTAACCATGTTCCCATCAGTATCAATTCCTAAATGATGTTTTGTATGGATGCCGTTAATAGTTGTTGCTGTTCCATTTGGAGTAATCATTTCAATAGATACGCCAAAATCATTCAGATTTGAAGTAATTGAAGCAATATCAGCATTTATGTTATCTATTAATCCCATTTGTGGTTATAAAAAAAGCCTATTTATTACTAGATAGGCTTTTTAAAGTTTGTGTAATTAATTTAATTAAGCCACAGCTACTAATGTAGTGATTTGATCGATTGCAGTAGGTACTGCTAAACCACATGATTTAATATCCATGATGTGAGATGCAGAACGCTCGTCAACATATTCACCAAAGATATAAGAACCTATTTTAGGCATTGTGTTTGGTTTAATTAATTGAGGCACCGCACCGAATGCTAGTTTAAATTGTGGATTTTGAGGAATAATAACAACTTTTTTATCATTTAAATATGGAGTTGAAACGCCATTTTTATCATAATATTGAGGATATGCCCATAATTGTACTTTATAAGAACCACAAGTAATTGTACCATGATAAGTTGCTCCAGTAGCTCCAAATTGAGGGCTAACAACAGCATCTAAAGCCATATTAAATAAGTTTTGGCGTTTTTGGAAAATAACATTATTCAATAAATCATTTAATGCAGTACCGCCCATTAACGCAATAAATGTATTACCTCCTGCTTTACCTACTTGACGTAAGAAAGTACATCTATCTTCAATTTGTTTGAATGGATCAGTTGAAGCATTTGCAAAATAATTACCAGCGCCGGGATTTGCAAAAGATGCAGCTTTACGTTTATAATCAATTGAATCTTGAGCAACAGTTGTAACTGTACCTAATTCTAAAACCTCAGCACATTGAACTTCATAAGAACGTTCGATTTTGTTTTGTAATTCCATTAAAGAATCAGCAACTGAATTAATGTATGCTGCAAAAATAGCATCATTAATTTCAGTAGCACCGTATAATCGATCATATAATTGCAATTGAGTCGCATCAAAATATTCACGATACATTGGCGGAATAAAGATTTTTTCTGTTGATTTAGAAAAAGTGTTTCTATTTCCATCAGTACCACGAACCACGTCAACGGCAACTTTTTCAAATCCACGTTGAACTTCGATAGATACTTCTAAAGTAGGTGCTTCAACTGTTGGGAAGAAAGTACGTAAAAAGTTAGTAACTGGACGTTTTTCTTTGTAAACGTCAATTAATTTTTTGGTAAAAAGACCTTGTGCGTCTGTTGTTTGTATAGTTGGCATAATTTCTGTTTTTTTTAATTATTAAGAATTATCGTGAGCTGTCATTTCAGTTGATGGTATAATTCTAACACCCATCATAGCGATACGGTCACGTAAAGATTGACCACCTACAACAGAACTCAATGTATCGTTTCCGTTTAAAATGATTTTATCTTCTGCAACGTCTCCGTAAATACAGTAAGCTACTGATTTAGTTTCTCCATCTGCGATAGTAACATCTTCTGCTAAAATTCCAATAGGATATTGAGATCCATCAGTAGAATCAGTATCGCATAATGCTAATGTTTGAGTAGCTGCAACACGTCCTAATAATTTACCAGCTTTCATAACCAAAGGGTCATAAAGTTCGTTGTTGAAATCGGCAGACGCATATCTGTTTTCCCATAAGAAAACTCTAGATAAGTCGGTGTTTATTGTCGCTTGTACACCTGTGTTTGTAACAATAGTTTGTGAACTCATGATTATTTAACAACTTTTAAATGTGAATCAACTCCTTTTTCAAATGCTTCAATAGCTTTTGCTTTAGCATCTTTTTCAGTTTCAACAACCTCAGTAGTAGCTACACCTTTGTTAGATTCAGCAGCTAAATCAGTTAATGATTTTTTACTCATTGCTTTTACAGCGAACTCAGCCATTTGTTTTTGAGATAAATCTTTCCCAGAATTAATAGCTTCAATTGCTCCTTTAGCATCAACATCAATAAAAGCTAAACAAGCCTCTACTCTGTCTTTCTCTTTTTCCACACCTAATGCAACTACCTGTGCAAATAGAGCAGGGTGTTCTGCTTTTAACGTGTCAATTGTCATTTGTTTTTGTTTTTGTTGGTTTTTATTATCGTTATAGGCAGCAATGTTGAATAACATTTTGCTATTAAAAGCCTCAACTTCTGATGGAGTTAGTTTGTTAATTTTTTGAACTAATCCAATTCTTTTTGCTTGTTTTGCATCTAGCATAATGTCAATTCTTTTTTCAGAATCAAACATTTCATCAATAGAATATCCAGTTACTTCTTTAAAAATAACTGCATCTACACGAGCTAATAATTTTATTCTTAAATCTTTATTAATACGAGCTAAAAATGCCTTATCTGATTCAGATTCGACATACATATCAGCACGGTGCAATAAGAAAGTTGAAACGTCTAAGCATTCAACTGATTTTGCATAAGGTAATAAATTAGCGGCACTTGACATAGCAGCTCCATCAACTTTAACATTAACGTTACCATGTTCTTGCATTTTAGCACAAATTCCATAATTTGCAAACACCGAGCCGCCAGGAGAATTAACACGCATGGTCAACTCTTCTGTGTTTTCATTCATAGCAGAAATTAAATCCTGAGCTACGAAATCGTAAACTGGTGAATATAAATAAATTTCTTTTGGCATATTTTGTCGTAAAAATATTGCATATTAAAAAGTTTTTGTATATTTGTACGCAAACAACGTATAAAAAGAGTATGGAAAGGAATCCAGAGTTAAGAATTTATGGAGTTTCAGTAAAGATTCACGAAGAGATAAATAATATTGCTGATAATTTAGGCAATACATTTAGTGATTTTATGAAACCTCATTTGAGAAAAATTGTAGAATCTTATCCAGAGGATATGCGTAGGCCACATAAGAAAGTAAAGATAAACAACGATACTAAGATTGATGAAAAGGCTAGAATTATAGCCGATTTATGTATGCCATGTTCAAAAGAGATATGGGGACGTGTTTATAGAAATGCAAAGGAGGTGCTAAATGCTTAAATATGTAATAGGAATTGGATTAATCGTTATTATAGGCTCATTGTTCTATGTGATGTATTTATTCAAAGATTTCTTTAACGATGATGATGAGAGGATATGATAGAATGCATCTGTATAAACGATAAAGGAAAACCTTATATTATTCCTCATGAAAAATGGATTAAAAAAGATAATGAATATAATATAACACACATTGGAACTACATTAGGAACAAGTGTATTATGCGTAACACTTGCCGAAATAACATTAGGAAAAGAATATTATCCATATGAAGGATTTAGATTAGATAGATTTGCATTTACTAAAGAAAACATAGCAAAGCTAATGGAACTAATGAAATCATGTAGTGAATTAAATGAAATAGAAATACCAATACCAAAACCAGAGATATATGAATCCGCAAGTGTATAAAGATATTAAACGAATTGCAAAAGAATTACCTAAATTTCAAAAGAAAAATCCAGATGGATCACTAATGTTTAGAATTCAATCTGAAAGAATATTAGGCAAAGATTTGCCAAAGGAATTTAAGAAAAATAATGATTGGTCGCCAATTGAATATTACGAAAGAAAAGTAAAAGTTCCAGTATTTTTAAATCATGAAGTTAATTTAATTTCTATTTATAAAAAGCATGGTAAAGATGGTATTAATGGATATGTAGAATCTATTAATGGAATTATTAAAAGCGTAAGCAATCGTATAGAAGAACCTAAATTAAATTTAATACAAAGATTATGGAAAAATTTATTCAACAATTCCGCAAGGCAAAAGAAAGTAAAATGAGATTAATTTGGGATAGCGAAAATACTCGCTATTTAATTACTCATAAAAAACATTGGCAAAATTGGTACGGATGTAAATTAATTAAAAATTTTGGAGTATGCTAACAATATCCCACATAATACTATCGCCACTTTATTTTGTGTGGTATTTAGAAATAATAACTTATTTACTCGATAGGTAATTTTTCCTCAACCCCTTTCTCTTCAATTTCAATTCCTAATTCTTTACACTTTGCTAATTCAATCGCAAACTGTTCAACATTAGAATCTGATTCACCGCCATTTAAAACCTCAGTAGCACGTTCTACAGTTGTTAATGGAATTGCTTTTGCTGCTTCTCCTAATTTTTCACGCTCTGCTTTTACTTCTTTTACCGGGTCAATATGTGGCACTTGAGAGCCTACCCAACGAGTTTTTCTATAAGCATCTAAAACAACTGTATTGCCATTATTTCGAGCATCTAAATAACCAGGTGCATTGATTTTATTTTTAAGAATTTCAACATCTAGCCAAAATTGAAAAATAGGCTCGTAAAACTCAAATGCAAAATTTCTACGCTCAACCATTAATGTGTGTTCCCAATCCTTAATAGCTGCTCGTGACGCACTAAATGAATCATCGTATTTACTCATGGCTACATTTGGAGGTATTCCAACAGTTGCACACAATAAATCTGTATTCACTTGATAAAAATCTTTAAACATAATAGGAGTATCATTTTTAACCGCTTTTAATTCGGCTCCTACCGGCATATTTACTGCTTGTTTATTTGTAGTTGCTGCAACCGTATTAGCAATTTGTTGGCCTAATACATCGTTTGGTATTTCTACTTTATCGTTTTCAAATCCACTAGCTTTTGCTAATCTGTCTCCTAATGGATTAGACCCGTCCGAATACGCTTGATGCGTTACTTGATAAACAGTTTTTGCAACTTCTTCAGCAAGTCCTAAAACAGCTTCTTTGTATCGCTCCATTTTCTTTGCAGTCTCTAAACATGCAGCTAATAATGGTAATCCACGTAAATTATCTAAACGATGCTTTGAGCCATAAACTAAAAACGCCATTTGTAACCCATTTGATTTCGAGCGAGCTTCGATACGTTCATACTTATTAAATGTTCCATTTGGTGAATATGTACGAATATAATAAGCAATATGTTTACCTTTAGGGTCTATTTCTATTCCGTTTAAAATAGTATTTCCGTTACCGGTTGCAGTTGCAAAATAATTATCTCCAATATAAGGAGATTGAACGTGTGAGCCATCAATTAATTGTACTGTAATATTTTTACCATTAAATCTTTGAATAACTAAAACGTCACCTCCAATTATCGCATTTTTAAAAGCATTTGCAGCGATAATGTCAATATTGCTCATTTCTGAATAATCTGAAATTTTAGATTTTTTAAATAAACCAAAACGAGCTTCAACAATTTTACTAAAATCTTGTTTATTAATTTCAATTCCTTCTGTTTTTAAAACATCTATTTGTGGTTCGCATTGTAATTTTAACCCTTCGCCAACTACCCATGTAATAAAACGTTTAATAACTGTTTTACAAACATCGCTTTCTAATTGTGATTGCCATGAACGTAATCTAAGCATTCCATAATCTAAACGATAATCAATAGCTGGGCCCATTTCACCTAAATTCTTTTCACCAGAATATGACAAGGTCATAATGTTAGTATAAGAACCATTGCCTTGAAAATCCGCTTTTGGTTGCTTAGTATTTAAGGATTTGCCAGTTAGCGCGTCCCATGCTTTTTTTATGTTAATTTCCATAATTACCTCTGTTAAAATTTTTACTATCTACTAATCTCACAACGCGAGAATTTAATTTATTTACATACATCGTTCTAATCGCTTCATAATCTTTAATCGCTTTTGTAACACTTTGAGTAGATGCAAATGTTTTATTTATTTTCGTTTGTCCAGTATCTAATGTATATTCAACAGTATCGCCATTCACTACTGATTTTAAGGCAGTATCCATTAATGAAGATATAATAATATCGACTTTTGCTATTTTTGCTTTTATACTTGTGCAACTTTCAAAATTTGCATCTATTTTTATATATTGAATCATATTGTTTTTATCTTATCGTTTTTAGCATTATCAATATTGCTAGCGTTTGTGTTTGTTGAAGGCGTTGTTGTTCCAGTTGCTCCACTACCAACAGTCACCCCTAAATGAGTATGTAAATTATATTCGTTTATGTGATTATTGTAATCAGTCTTTAGCGCATTAAATTCTGTTTTTAATTCATTAAATTTAACTGCAAAATTAGAGTTCCCTCCTATCTCAATAGTTTCATCATTTTTTAACCAAACATAGAATTTTTCAACTCCATTCGCATCGGTGCTAAACATTCTAAATTCGCCAGGCAACGCTTTTTGATTTTTATTGATATATCCAATTATTGCTACTTTTCCTTTCTCTTCCGTTGGAGCATAAACAGCTACCATGTCCTTTATAGGATTGCTGTCAATTCCATAAGGGCCACATTCTAAAGCTGTTTGAACATCAGATTTTCCAAAGCGTAGTATTTTTACTACACGTCTTTTAATCGTGTCTAATTCGGTAGATATGACTTTTACAAAGTTATTCATTATGGTCTTTTTAATCTAGGTAAATTTTCGTGTGAATCAACAAATACATTTTTAGGCATTTCACCGTTATAAACTTCTGGCAATACGCATACTAATTCGGCAGTTGCTTCTTGAGAATTTCCTTTTAATTTTACGCTTTCTATAAATAATTCAATCTTTTTATATACAAATATTTCAGGACAAAAAATAGTAATAATATTATTTGGCCTAATAATTTTACCATCAATTTTCCATCTATCTGTATTAATTACAAATTTAATGTTTTTTAATTCATTTGCCAACTGTTGTTTTCCAAATTCCTCAATAGTTATATCATCTCCACTCGATTGAGTTACTACTTTCGGTCTATAAACATAAGCTACTGGACAATAAGGATTTCTTATAGTATATTCTGCTGCATTACCTCCGTCATCACTAGCTTGTTTTACAACTGTAATATGACTATGAATACCTTGTCCATTAAAACTCATTTTAAAGGTAGTTCCAGCCGTTCCCTCTTCAAAATGTGCAATAGGTTTTAATTTAGTTTTAGCCTTTGTAAATAACAAATATCCTTCTGGAGTATGTGTCATTACAATATGCCTTTGAGTTGCTAACTCAGTCAAATAAGACTTTATATTTTGTGTCTCACTTGCCGTACTTTTAGGAATAACTTTATTCATTTCACTAGCAACAGAATCATCAACTACTACCTTTAATCTAAATGGGGCAGCTAATTTTTGAGCTATTTGTGTTAATGTTAATCCATCAGATTGCAATGGATATAATGTAGGTGGAATTTCACAATCTTCTAAAACGCCTGGCTTAGAATATCCTGCTAATTCAGTCATTTCTTTTACAGAACCATGAGAAAATCCTTGAGATAATAAAAATCCACTTATTAATGTCTCTCCTTCGTGTATCAATGTAGCTTCATGAAAATGAGATACGCAATATAACTCAGCGTGAACTTTATTATAAGGGTCAAATAATGCCTTAAATGAAAATGTACTAGCAACAGAATCGAACTTTAAATCAATATCGAAATCATTGAAGTAAATAACATCAACAATTCCATCTCCAATTCTATGATTTATGCGTAATTCCATTAAATAAAATAAACTACTTTAGTGTTCTTTTTAATCTGCAATATATGATTTAATCCCCAATTATTATTATAAAATAATTCATTTATATTATCATCGTTTGGATCTAAACCATAAAAACGATGAGTTAATAAAATAATATTCGTGTCTTTTTCTGTAATTATAGAACGCTCAGTTCTACTACTTAATGCTATGCTATATAAATTAGATATCGTAAAATTCACTAAATCATTCAATGCAATAATAGTATCAGGTGAAGGAATGAATGAAGTCGTATTGCCTCCGTTTGTAGATTGTAATAAATCCAAATCAGCCATGAAATTATTATACTGCTCAATAATAGTATCTGAAATATTCATTACTTTTTTACTGTTCGTATAATCTTTATCTAATGGAGTAACAGCAGCTATACACATTGAAGATATAATAGATGAACCCTGAGTTTGATAAATCTGCTTAGAAGCTACTCCGGTCATTCCAGTTAATGTATTTCTTAATTCGGTAAATGTTGATGATAATGTATTAATTCTATCTTGAACATTAGATTGTAAGTTAGCAGGATAATTCAATAATGCTATAATTCCACGCATTGCAGCTACTGGACTTGCGATAGCAGTTGTAACTACTGAATTGGCTTTATTAAATAAATCGGTATATTCTGTTAATTCTTCTGGTAATTCAATAATAGGAACTGAAAAACTAAACGCTTTTTTATTGACATTTGTCATTTTATTAACATCAGTTGTTTGAATCGTTGCTGTAATATCTCTCTCAGCTAATCCATCCAATTCAATTTTCTGCAATAAAATACTTTGTAAAGGGTCTGATTTACCTTTTGGATAATCTTCTGTAATCGTTTCAATTACTTGAATAGACACCTTGCTGACATTTTCTCCAGTATTATCAAACGAAATAGACGTTGGTTGAACGAATATTAGCCCATAATATGGATGTTCTAATCTCCATGCTCTTTTATCATTTGCGGATGTTTCAAATTTTGCAGCTTCATCTAAGTGATTTTCTCCTACAAAAAATATTTCTAATGGAAATCTTCTACCTATTGGAGTGCCACGAACTACTAAAGAACCAGATAAATTCGGAAACTTAAATTCAGCATAATTAAACTCAGTAGATTTTATTGGACGCATCCATAAAGGCTTATAGCGTTGACTATCGCCTGTTGTTATTATTAAATCGTTTGTTAATTTATCTATCCAACTCATTTTGCTCCTAGTCTTTTTATTTGTTTTTCAGCCTCCGCAAGATAGTATTTATTCATCTTATTTGCACTTTGTAAAGATGCTGACTTCATAAAGTTTGTTGATTTTACTCTTATGCTTCTTTTTCTTTTAAACGTATATAATGGCTTTACTTTTAATTTTGTTTTTTTACTTTTAAAATCAGAGTAATACGAATCTACTCTAAATAATATTTTATTTTTTCCAGATATAACATACCCACCTTTTCCAGCCACTACCGCTGCTTTTATGAATTTCTCTTTTATATTTTTGCCTTTAGAGTTTTTTGCGTTTATTATGCCTCTTTCTCTAATTTTTTTTAGCCTATTATTCGGTTTAACTAATCCGTTAATTGTGCCGCCTTTTCTTGCAGTTGGTAATGGTATAAAACTTTTCCCTCCTATACGGCCACTATTCTCTTGCTGTTCTAAGTCTTTTACTGAATAATTATCAGAACCTTTTAAATTGTTTGAGAAAAAACCAACAGTAGCTTTCATTGTATTTACATTGAATCCAGTTGATTTATCTACTTTACTATTTGCTTTAAAAAATGTTGGTTGCCTTTCAATAAATGATTTCTTTGCACTTAATGGCATTGTGTTTTTCTTAACGTCAAACGCAGCACTATTTAATGTTTCACGAATAGCAACAGGTAATGCAGACTTATGAAGTTCTCTAAGTCTGTTCGTATGGTGCATTACCTCATTACTATTTATATTAAGATTCAAGTTCTTCTATTAAAAATTTAACTTTAGTTGCAGTTACTCCATCACCTGCACTTAATTTGAATTGACATTTTACAACGTCTCCTGATGCAATCGTTTCAATACATTCTGATCCAATAGATAAAACAGCAGCGACATCGTTTGCTGGACCTGGAATATAAACAGCAGTTGTTCTTTGTACCTCATCTAATTCGGTTGCAGTAGTATCATTATAAATTCTGAAAAATGATTGTGCAATTGATGAGTTTAAACCACCTGTTCCTGCTAAATCAGCGTCTCCTTTTAATGAAAATCTAAACTTTTTACTTGCTCCGGATGTATTAGTATAAGTTAATCCAGTTAAATCAACATAAGAGCCACTTGCAGTTGTTTGACTAGATAATGTAATTTGTTGAGATATTTTAGTATCTTTTGTGATTTGATAATTAGCCACATACCAATCAGTATTTGACTTATCTAATGCTAATTTTACAAAATCCCTAGCGTATGGCAACACTAATGTAACTGCTGAATTTCCATTAAATTGAATAGCATCAGGAACGGCTCTAGCTATCGTGACTGAATAGTCACTATTATTCATTATGTTAAAATCGTCACCATCTTCTAATGTTGTTGATGATGGTAAGCTAACGATAATTCCTGCCACAGAACCACTAACAACTATTAATTTACTTTTATCAGCAGCTGTTAATGTTGTATCTACTGATATTAATTTGACTCCATCAAATGTTTTCCACAATTTAGTAGCAGCTTCAATGTATTGAAATCCACTATATTCATTATCCGGCAACCCATTATAAGTTAATCCACTTAATGCAAACATTTTTGCAAAAAACTGATGAAAGTCAGCATACACTTGTACGTTTACTGGAGTTCCATCTCCTGCTCCTGTGTCATCTTTAATGTTTCCAAATGGGTAATCGCTATCTGGAGCTGTTACGTTTTGTTTATCTTGTAATCTAATTGCCATAATTATACATAGTTAACGTACAGAAATCCTATTGACTGTACTCGTTTTATTTTTAATATTAATTGCCTAAATTCGTCTTTACGTGCTAATGGAACATTTGCCATGCCTCCATAAGCATCTGCGATAAAAAATGTTGATTTGTAAGAACCTCCTAAATTGAAATATAAATCTTCACTTTCATTTATTCTATTTGCTATTTTATTTGTATAAGTTAACCCAGGCACAGCATTACCATGTGTTGTTTGTCCATGTTGTATTTGCTGAGTTGTATTTATTCCACTAAATGCAAATGGAGTTTGTGCAGGTATATTCTCGAATATATAAACATCAAATCCTGCTAATTGTAATTCTCTTTCTAAATTTAAATAATGCCCCTTTGCTGGATTTTTACCAGGATATTGTAATTTTCTAGTAATTGCTAATTTTCTATCTGCTAAAGAGGTCGCTTGATTTGTAATCATTCCTAGTCTTCTTTCCCAATCAGTAGCATCGTCAACAGTAAAATTATCATTATCTGGTAAAATTGAATTTAAAATACTAACAGCGTCTGAATAGGCTTGTACTTCACTTTCTGATAGTCCTAAATGTAACTTTTCTAAATATCCACCAAATGGCATTTTGAACGCTCTACCAGTTGGGTAAAGCTGTCTAGTTAATGACATTATTTTTTCAAACACTCCCATTATGAATAAGTTATTGAATTTAAATATGGAATATTACCTAATACAAAAGTATATGTAGGATAAACTATTCCTGCTACTTCTATTGTTATAGCTCCAAAAGATGCTCCTGGAATAGCATTTATAATTACTCCAATTACTTTATTTGAATCTAATATGTTGTTTTTATAATCTAAGTCATCTGCTGAATCTACAAATGGTCTAATTTCATTTATAACATCTGTTAATGCCGTCAATAATGTTGCTTTTTGAGCCGTTGTAAATGAACTACTTGCTATTGTTAAATTAACTGATCGTGGAGTTACCGGCAAATAATTTACAATAACATCTAACGGCCTACGACCTCTCTCGTTTAAATCTAAAGATGTATTTGGATTAAAATTAACAACGGCTTCAACATCTAATAATAATTGAGCTGTTGGAGTCCCTTTTCCGTCTGTAGAATCTGCCGTTGTAGCTTCAACATATAAATCAACTTCACATACCGCTCCGCTTTTTGCATAAGGATATACTTTTTGAACTCCTTGAGCATCTGCTGACCAAATTCTATAATCTGTTGCTGCTCCGCCTTGAGCCTCTAAACGATATGAATTTATGATAGCTGTTCGATATGCTTCAATAGTTTCTGCTGCTAATGGAGATGTTGAAATAGTTGCGACTTCAACCGAACTATTTACTAATGCTATTGGACCAGTTGCGGTTAATGTATCTCCAACATTTAACTTTGATTCTTCTCCTGCCGTTAAAGCTCTTAATGTTATTGTATCTGTTGTTGCTACTAATGTATAAGCATTATCTAAAACAAATAAATATCCTGGATTTAAACTTGTATCATCGCTTTTAAATGTTGTTGATGCTGGTATAACTCCTCCAATTGTTCCGGTTACTGTTACTGTGTAAATTCCGGCCGTTGCTTTATATGGTAGTCTACCCAATTTAATAACTCCAAATCGTTCTAATGTGCCTCCTA